CTCCGACCAGCACGGCGACAGAGAACCAAGGTTCGGGGAGACAGATGGATTATCGGACGATAGTTAAAAAAGTCGTGATGCGGTTCGGCCACGACAAAGCCAAGGAAGACCGGGAAGATTTTGAGCAGGAATGCGAGATAGTTATTCTTGAGGAGAAAGATACTATAGATAAACTCTCGGAAGAAGACCAAAAGAAGTATGTTTATATTATCTGCAAAAATCGGATAATCAATTTGCTCAAGAAGACTAAATCGAGTTTATCCCTGTCAGTAGAAGAGGTTTTACGGGAGGCCGAAAACACGGAGCCAAAAGTCCAGAATATGGACGAGGTTGTGGATTCCGAGGCGGTAACAGAAAACCTAAACAAGTTGCCCGAGCCTTATGCCACGATTTTAGCCTTGAGATATGGCATAGACTGCGACCCGAGAACTTTGGAAGAAGTTGCCGCCAGATTTTGTAAAAGCCCCCGGTGGGTGCAGAAACAAGAAGTAATAGCTTTAGATAGATTACGGGAGATAATGAAGTGTCGATAGCACAAGTTGTAGAAACTAAGGTAGAAATTAAATGTGACGGGCCGGATTGCCCAATTAGTTATAACTGGAAACAAGAAGACGTTGGGGAAAACGCGGATAAACTCCCCGATCCCGTGTTTCGGTTTTTGATATTAGCCGGGTTTGTGGAAAACAAACACGTTTTCTGTAGCAAATATTGCCTTCTACAGTGGCTAAAAACTTACGAAGCCCCGAAATCCCCCAGAGAAAAACGGGTAGCCGAGGAAGAAGCTAAAGTGGTTCAAGATGCAAAGGACCGAGAAGCACAAAGGCTATTAGAAGTTGCTGAGAACGAGGGAATGCCGTGATCTATCTCGCGGGCGATGTCGATGCCGAAATGTATCTCAATTTAATGCGACGGCTGGACAAGCGCCCGAACAGAATCAACGTGATGATAAACTCACCAGGAGGCCATACTTGTACCGGACTCGGTATTTATGACCGCTTAAAAATGGTTAAAGACTGCACTATAACTGCCAACGGGGATTGTTCAAGCGCGGCCCTATTGATTTTACAGGCCGCTAAAGTACGCCGAGCCACATTGCATACGAGTTTTGTAATCCACCTGTCTTCGGTAACTACGGCGTGCGAATGTGAAGAGTGCAAAGCCCACACCCCTAGCGCAGAAGACATGGCTGTAAAAACCTGCCTGGACTTCATACTTCAGAAAGTTTACAGGTATAGAATATCAGAAGATAGTTTAGTACGGGCGTTGAGGCAAAAGTGTTTCGGGGTGGAAAAGGCTTTGGAGTGGGGGATTATTGACGAGATTTACACAGGGGAAAAAGTCCAGAAAATGGACTTTGGAGGGAATAGTGGACGTTAACAACTACGTACTGAGCCTAGCCGCTTTAACCGCTTGGAGAGAAGAACGCGGTGGAGGTTTAAATTCGATGCTAGCGGTTATGTTTGTGATTAAAAACCGCGCAAACGCCAATTGGAATGGCGGCGACGTGTATAAAATCATAACTGCAAAAAACCAGTTCGACAGTATCGTTATGAAAGGCGATCCAAACACAGTAGAATATCCAGACCCCCGAGACCCGGTATTTCAGAAAGTCTGTCAATACGCGGACGGGATTTTTGATGGGACGACAGCAGATAATTTGACTATGGGGAGTCTGTATTATGCTGACCTCAATAGCCCCGGATATAATAAAACAGGTTGGTTCGAAATGAACATCGTCCGGTCCCCGAATCATCCGAGACTTGCAACACTGGGATCAACTTCATTTTTTAAGTGAGGAACAATGCCCATTTACGAGTTTATTTGTCCTAAACATGGAAAATTTGAAGCAGTGACTCCTATCGGAACAGAGAAATTGCCCTGCCCCGATAGGCATAAATACGTTGGAGACACTTGTAGAAGAGAGTCTTTTCGGGTGGATTGGTCTGTGCCAAGTCGCCGTAACCCGGATGCAGGTATACAACGCTAATGCCAATGTTTGATCCTAACTTTTATATAAATCTCCGATGTAAATATTGTGGATATTACTGGAGCATAGATATTGAGTGTTTTAACGCCGATAAGCAGTTTTTAATTAAAGCCCATGAAGCAAAAACCTGTCGTCGTTGTGGGAAGAGGAAGGCGTATCGGAGAATAGACCCGTGAAACCAAAACCCGTACCCACAATCGAGAAATTTTTACTCGATAAAGTAGATGAGTTAATCGAAAAACTCGTACAATCAGAATCTAACCGGCGGCAGGCCGAAATGAATTTTGAGATTATGCAGGATACCATAGAGAAAATGGCCATGCGCCCGGTAATTATCGGGCTAACCGACGAGCAGGTAAATAAAATAGTTGACGGGGTTGCTAAACTTGTGATAGACTCAGTAGGTAAACCCGTTATACACTAGGAGCAGATATGAAATATAATATTGGGGATTCGGTAGTAGTGAGAGATGGAAGGGCGAGAATGTACAAAGCCACAATTACGGATACGTGGCCCGATGATAAAATCCCCGGCGATGATGCTGTAGTGGAAATAGAACACGAAAGTTTATTTGGAATAAAAGTAAAAGAATTAGTTCACGTTATCTGCATCGAGGCTCTGAAACCCCGTGTCAAAAAAGGATAAATACTACCTAAAGAAATACGGGATTACCGAGGAAGAAGTCCAGAAAATGGACGAGGAGCAGGAAGGTGTATGCGCTAGTTGTGGAAAACCGTATAAAATTCTTCACGTTGACCACGACCATAAGTGGCGGTATGTGCCTATAGAAGTATACCCTAAAAGCAATTCTACGTGGAGTTTTGTGTCTACGGCGTTTTATAATGGGATACAATTTATCAGTGGCGGAAACACCCGGCTACAGGCCAGAAAAGAAATGAAACTACTACTACAACGGGAAAGTGTCAGAGGCAGAATTTGTTGGCCAGATAACCGTTTAATTAGGCTAGCCTACGACGACCCGGTAAGACTAAGAAAAGCCGCAGAATACTTGGAGAGATGGAATGGCAAAGGAAGTTAAACGAGTTTGTCCAGAATGTGGACAAGAGAAGCTATTCAGAAGTGACCAAAAAACGTGCGGATGCGTGAACGTAAAACCCGCAGAATCTAGCGAAGTATCTGGGGACGACTGGACAATTACACTACCAAAAACCCGCATACATACCCTAGAGCAGTTGCTGACATATTTTGAAGTTGATTTGTCTGTCTGGGAAGTAAAACGATTTATTTGCAATAAATGGGAAGTGGCTGCGAAGGATGCTCTAGACGAACTTCAAGTAGAACCATTATATCAAGTTAAAGCTTTTCTAGAACGCAAGACAAACATTATATTTGCCAAGAAAGAGATTGAGGGCCTAAAAGAAGAAGCCAAAGCTGCTGCTAAGAACCCGTTCAAGATAAAGAAAAACCCGCTAACAGGCGGGTATATGCTAGAAATAAATCTTATTGACCATCACTTTGGCAAGATGGCTTGGCAGGTGGAAACCGGGCATCCCAACTACGATATCCACATAGCTGTGGATTTGTTTTGGCGAGCATTCAACGCAATCCTGGCCCAGACCAAAGGGTTTAATTTTGACGAGATTTATTTTATAGTTGGTAATGACCTGTTCAATTCAGACGACGTGCAAGGCAGAACCACCAGCGGAACCCATGTTAGCACTGACGCCCGGTTTTATAAAGTGTTCTCCAAAGTTCGCAGTCTGACAATTCAAGCTATAGAAGTTCTACGAGAATACTCCAAGATGGTGCGAGTTATTATGGTCAGCGGAAACCACGATAAGCTATCTGTGTGGCATCTAGGAGACTCACTAGAATGCTTCTTCCATAAGTACAAAGACGTTATAATAGACAACCGACCATTGTACTATAAGTACTATCAGTTTGGACAGGTAATGTTGATGTTCACGCACGGAGATTTGGGTAAGAAAGCAAACTACCCGCTAATGATGGCCACAGAACAATCTGAAATGTTCGGCAATACTAAGTTCCGGGAAGTACACGTAGGCCACAAGCACTTCAAGGAAGTAATCGAAGACCACGGAGTTAGAGTTAGACAATTACCCGCCCTGTGCCCACCGGATCGCTGGCACGCGGAAAACGGATACACCGGAAACCTGAGACAAACAGAAGCGTTTATCTGGAACGAATCTAAAGGTTTAGTGGGAACGGTAATTTATACAGACGACGATTTGATGATTCCGCCGCCCACAGAACCGGAAAAAGAATAATGCCTAGCGTAAAAGAGTCTTTGGAAAATATAACTAAGATGTTTGGTAAGGGGTCTGTGTTTGTGTTGGGAAAAAATGAAAAGTTAGACATAGAAAGCATTCCCACAAACATAGCCTCAGTAGACGAAATACTTGGTATTGGGGGTTTTCCTCGCGGCAGGGTCGTGGAAATATACGGCCCGGAATCTGGAGGCAAGACCACGCTAACTTTGCACATCATAGCTGCCGCTCAAAAACTGGGTGGGACGTGTGCATTTGTGGATGCCGAGTGCTCACTAGACCCGAAATACGCCCGTAAATTAGGAGTTGATACAGATAATCTAATTGTAAGCCAGCCGGATAATGGTGAGCAAGCGCTTGAGATCGTAGAAGAATTAGTCAAGTCCACGGGAGTCGATGTGATTGTCGTAGACTCTGTATCTGCTTTGGTTCCTAAAGCGGAACTTGAAGGACAAATGGGGGACGCCCAGATGGGACTTCAGGCTCGGCTAATGTCTCAAGCTTTGAGAAAACTAACAGCTATAACTTCTAAATCTAAAACCTGTATTATCTTCATAAATCAGCTTAGAGAAAAAATAGGCGTGATGTTTGGAAATCCAGAAACGACCACCGGAGGTCGCGCTCTAAAATTTTACAGTTCTATCCGGATTGACATACGTAGGATACAAGCCATCAAAGATGGGGATCGGGTTATCGGGGCCAGAACTAAAATTAAAGTGGTAAAAAATAAATGCGCGGCTCCGTTTAAAGAGACGGAGGTAGACATACTCTATGGCGAGGGTATTAGTTCCGAGTCAGATTTACTAGATAAAGCTGTCGAGGCGGGAGTAGTTGACAAAGCTGGGGCGGGATGGTATAGTTTTGGAGGGGAAAAACTTGGGCAGGGTAAAGAGAATGTGCGAGTCTTTCTTCAGCAGAATTTGGAGACAAAAGACCGAATCTACAAAGCTGTCCAGAAAATGGACAAGGAAGTGTTATGAAAAAGAAAAGTCAAATGGCTATTGGCGGGAAGATTAAAAAGCCAAAAACCAAACAAGAAAAACAACACGCCAAGCAGATGAAGGCTTTGCAGGAACAGGTTAAAAAAGAGAGAAAGAAACAGCAAGACGACTGTTCCCATACGCTAGCTTGCAATCCTCTGAGTGTTTCTGTTGATTTATTTAACCGAGCATCAATAGCGTGGCACAGATTTAATGATGGGATTGTAAGAGGGGTCTGTACTAACTGCCAACGGGTTTTTGTTCCCGAAGATAAAGACTACGAGTACCAAAGAAAGCGGACCACAGTAAATCAGTTATCCGAGGCAGTGTCAACCTCGGGAAATAGTGGTTACAGTACCATACCAAATAACCAATCGGAGTTAGAAAATCTATCGGAGTTAGAAAATCTATCGGATGAGGAAATTGTTGATATATTTAAAGAACTTAGGAAAGCCAAAAACCCCGAAACAGGACTTGACGAACACCGATACATACCAATCGAGGAAACCTTCTAAATGGACTCCGAAAAGGATTAACGAGTTGGCTTTGGAGATATCGAAAGAAGTTAACGGGGACCAGTGGGTGCGGGTAAAGTACAAAGTAGAGTATATTTTGAGGAGAGACTTGTTATGAAAGCAGTTGGGGATCGTTTGGTGGTGGAGCAAAAACCAGTTGAAGAAAGTAAGTATGACAAATTCATACCCGAGCAGTTTAAAGAAAAACCACAAACGGGAATTGTAATATCTGCGGGAGAAGACATTGCCAACATAAAAGACGGGGATACTGTGGTTTTTGGAAAATATTCGGGAACCGAGTTTGAGTTGTCGGGAAAGAAATACCTGATTTTGAGACAAGACGAGATTTTAGTTGTACTGTAAAGCGAGTCTATGAAGCTAGTAGTCGCAGGAAGCTACTCAGAGTTTTGTGATTACTGTCGGGAGCACGGCTTAAACCCGCATTCAAGACCCCGTGTAGTCAGGTATGTAAAAAGTTACGAGGATTTTGTCGGTGTCGAGTCGGCGGAACTAATTTTCGGTGGCGGGTTTAAGAAAAACCCGGTATATCAAAATGAAGAAACTTGGAGTTTTTTGATGGAGTATGGAAAGTCCAGAAAATGGACAGGAATATAAAAGGAGGGCCTAATGGCCAAATCACAGTTGTTTGAATATGCAGTGTTGTATCATCCCCGTAAGACCAAGGACGAAGAAAACCCGAAGACAGTGGTAATCGTGCAACCAACCACCATTCTAGCTGAAAACCAGAATGAGGTTAGTATCCGAGTTGCCCGAGAACTGCCTGCGGAATATGTAGACAAGATCAACGAACTGGAAATCCAAGTATGCCCTTTTTAACCCGCCCCAGTTTGTTTTTTAGAGAACCGCAGGTGGGAGACGGATACAAGCCCGCAGCAGTGTACTCTACTGGGGCCATAAACAACGCCACTTTACCGAACACCACGGCAATTTATTATGAAAGAACTGATCCCGGAAATTGTTCTGACCTAAGCGCAGGCATGGCCGACATCTTGAAATACTCAAGTAGAAACGCATCCTACAAGATGGACCCAAAATCGGCGGTCAATTTTACCAAAACGAGTAATTCAACAAGTTATAACGCGGGCGCCATAACGAGGGTAAATTGATCATCCGTCTAACAATAGAAGATGATAACGGGGAAGTGTTCTGGGAAGACGAGCGGGATGCCTGCCACCCGTTTGACTTTAAACTTCCGCCCGACCGCCCGGTAAGAGGGAAAAAACACCTGTTCTATGGGTATATTTTTCAGCCCATCGTAAAAGCAGTTTATCAGGAACAGGGAGAAACTAAAACACCATTTCCCCCGGAAACATTTGCTTCAACCGTTGATAAGTAGGATCGGCATTTCTCTGAGCGGGGGTCATGTCGGATAGAGCTTTATCGTGATACTGTTTTTTCTTTTTAAGAAGCATTTTTGCTAATGTGGCTTGTTCGTTGGGGGTTGCAGAATCCCAAATCTTCAGGAAATCCGGGGCGGGTAGCCGAGAGGCCTGTGTGTACAGTTGAGCCATCTGGGGGTCCATACCTCGGGTTTCCTCATAATTTTTATGTATCTGACGTGCCTGGGTTTTTGATAGTTGCCCGTTTTCAACCAAATCGTTGAGCGTTCCTAAAGGCGCTTGACCCGATCTAATTTTATTTTCCAAATCTATAACGGCTCGGTGGCGTCTCAATTGAGATTCGTCTACCGGGCCGGTTTCGTTTTTATTCGATGAAAGTGTGTTAGCTAGTTTTTGAGCCTCGGTACGATATACCTGTGCTGTCAAACCGGCAGCTTTAACCGCTTGGTCAGGCGTGGTTAGGTCTGGAGAACCACCAGTAGCTCCTTTATAAATCGCTTGGGCAGGGATAGGCACAAAGTTATTCCGGATAATATCAACCGCCGTATCGCCGGGAGTAAGTTTTCGTCCTTGGAAGTCACGACCTGAATACATTTCATTCCCAGTACGAACTAACGGGCTGGCGCGGCCACGCATGAAATCAACTGGATCGCTGATAGCATGAAACATATCTGTAGGAAGAGTTCTAATGCTATAGACTTTTTCCTTGCCATCGGCGTCGGTCCACGCTACTCCGAATGGAGCCTCGTTGTGAGGTTTACCACTAATCAAATAATTTAATACGCGAGAAGCAGCCCACATTTGCGCGGTTAGACGCACTAAGTCACGACGCAACATCACGCCTTGAGTCGGGTCTAGCGACCGCTTAATCGAGCGCATTTCAGACTCTAGCCAGTCGGGAGCTAAAGTTGCCAGACGCAGAAAGTCCTGAGCGCCTACAGAACGACCCATCATTCTATAATTTAGGCCGCCAAAACGTTCATTGGTTTCTTCAGCCGCCAGTCTAGCCGCTGCGCGATCTTTTGTGTACCCTTCAAACTCTGGGTGATCTTGTTGTAGACGGTTAAAGAAACTGTCATCTTTAAGTTTCTCGGTCCAGCGTTCATTTAGACGCATGAATGCGCGGTCTTTTAGACCGGGAATGTAACGCTCAAACAAAAAGTCAGTCGTTGAGTTTTGAATATCGCGGAGAATGGATAAAGGTTTCCCGACGATACCTAATTTATCTCCGAGTTTTCCAGCCGCGTCTAGCGCTCTGCTGCGTCCGCCAACCCCCTCGTCTAATCCCGGTTCATATTTAGAAAGTGCTGTGTGACTTGTTCCGCGATCTAATCCTTCTTGAACTCCCAACTTTAGGTCGGGATGATTGTTAATATCTATATGCGACCACTCAATAGGACTTATACCCGTCATCATAGCACGCAACCCTTCTTGAGCAATGTGGAATGGCGAGAAAGATAGCGTCATGTGCTTGGCTTCTGAACTCGCTTTTAATAGCCAATTCAAAGCGGTCATTTGCCTAAGCGGACTTTGCTCTGCACCGAGAAGCTTAGTCATGTATTCATGGGCTTCTGGGTGAACTTTGTACCGGGATTTAACCATTGTTTTAGCGCCATCGGGCAGGCGAGCGCCAAACGACCAATCGTTTAAAGCGTTAGCTTCAATATCTTTATAATCGTGGGTATTCCAAGCGTAATAGTCTTCTCCCTCATGCGCGGTTTTTACGATTGTATCATTTGCCAAAAATCGATCTAGTAACCCATTCTTTTTTAGTTCCGCGATTTTGGCGTCGGATATATTAATATTTCTCATTGCATCGGGGTTGTCGAGCACAATCGGTTTACCCGTAATTTTATCCGTAACCGTATGCCCAGACCCAGCTAGCGCGGCCATAGGTCTACCGTCCGAGGCTTTCAAATCAAAAACCCGGTCAAGGAATTGCTTGTTGGCAATAGCCTCAGTCATTTTGTCGATGTATGCAGAAGTTAAAGTTGTGGGGTCATTAGTTACAAGTTTCCGCCCAAGCAATTGGCCTTCATGTGCATTTTCAAAAACCCGGTGACGAGCCATTGAAACATTCGTCATAAAGGCATTAGATTTGGAGTCATCGCGGAGAAGGTTGTTTGCAGGCATGCCTTGGTCTTCTGGCTTCCAAGCGTTAGTCAGATAGTTTTCTATGCCTTCTTTTATGAATCCGTGAGACTGAGCGACCTTCAAAAGTTCGTCTAAAGCCGCTCGATGCATTTTAGCAATCTCAAACATTTGTCCATAAATTGGATTTGAGTCGCGGTTTTGAATGGCTTTGATAGCTTCTTTATAAGAATCTAACTGAAACCTAGCTTCTTCTGGTGTGTACTTTTTCTTTATGTTTTGCTGGGCGGTTATTTCATCGTAATGAGATTGGTTTTCATACGCTTCTGAAGCATCTAGCTGTTTTTGTTTGGCTAAATCAGATAAATTGTTTACATCTATGCCTTTGCGGTGTTTGGCCACTTTAGCCAAAGCATCTTCTAAAGGAACGCCCTGTCTAATATTTACAGTTCCACCTGTAGTCGAATCCTGAAAATCGTGAAAGCCTTCCGGGAAATCCCCGCGATAAATCAACCCTTGTTTTTTCAAAGACGAAACTAGCTCGGGAAGTGGCGCACCGATTCTTTCTTCTGGTTTTCCTGACGCTTCAGCAAACTTGTTGTGACGTTCAATTAAAGTTTTTAGAGCTAGTGGGTCTTCGATACCCGCCCGCATCAAATCCCCAGCAGCGCTAGCGTGTAATTTATCTACCTCTGGGTACTTTCTACGAATGTTTTCATTATATGTTTTTGCAAAGTCTTTGCCTTCTTGGACTTGCGTGGCACGCTGACCCTCGTTTAAACGCAATAGCCGATTGGTCTCAGAAAGTTTAACCTTTCCGCCAGCAGCTATCTGGGCGTCTTCCCAAGTCTTGCCGAAGTCTTTGCCAAACTCGTTAGCGCCAAGGACTCCCAGTGTTCCGCCAGCAGCTACGTGAACCGCCAAACGAGCGGCGTCATCATACCGGCCTTCCTTCATGGCGTCTAATACTTGCGGAGTTTCTTGAATTACCTGCATTGCCGCCTGAGTTGTAAACCCAGCGTCAATCAAACTTTTGATTCCACGGATAGCGGTAGGGAAAGCTTCTTGCTTAATCCCAACTTCAGATAACGCGTTCATCAAGTCTGGGCTAGACTTGACAAGCGAGTTCATGTGAGGGATGTAATCCGAGTTTACCCCGGCTTTAAAGAGAGCATTAGCGCCTTTCATGGCGGTAGGGATTTCCCGTTCTGCGAATCCAGCCGTCCGTAGGGCGGTTAAAGCTTCAGCCGAGCCGTCAGCAGCCTGCCCCGCTTTAAGTAGCGCCTGAGCGCCCCGTAGGGCCACTGGCATCTCTTCTGCGGCGAGTCCTAGACCGCGTAACGCCGCCCCACCCCCAAAAGTGGCCAAAGTAAGTGCTATTGACTCTGGACTAGTAAGACCTGAAATCACGTCTTCCACGCCGCCCAGGAACCCCGAATCAGTGTTTTTAGCCGAATATAGCAATCCAGGTCCGTTTAACCCAATTAACGGAGTGCTTCCCCATTTGTGGAACTTCCCAAGCGTGGAGGTGGGTTCCTCTTGTCCAGATTCTGGACGAGGCTGTGCGCCCCCGCTAGTTAAACCGGCAGATAAGTCTAAACCTGAAGATGGTGTGGGAGAAGGCGCAGGAGCGGGGGCAGTGGAAGGAGCAGACGCAAAACCAGCAGATAAGTCAATTGGTTTTGGAGTCGCTGAGGGAGGTGGTGGCGTGGTCTGAACTAATCCGCCAGAAAGATCAATTTGGTTATCTGCCATGTTTTAGACATTACTGAACAATTTCAGCGCCTTGCGCCTGAGCTTGAGCTTTGGCGGCATTAACATCCCCGCCTTTATTTTTAGCTAACCATCCAGAAGCCGACCACTGTTTTCCAGATAATGGAAGAACTCGTTTAATAAATTCTGCTTTTTGAGAAGTCGTCCAGCCGGGATTGGCTTTTAGTGTGCTTACGATAGTTTCTGTACTTGGGCCTTGCGGCGGTAGATTTGGACGGGCATTTCTTCCGACCACGGAAACTCCCGGAGACTCGTAGGAATTGACCAAAGCTTGGTCTTGTTTCATTTGTTCCGCTTGCTGTGCGGTTGTTTGTTTTTCCTGAATAGCCGCCTGAGCCTGTTGAGCGGCAGCAGCGGGAGTTCCAACAGCAGGACCTGCGGGCGCGGGAGTGGTCGTTGCGGTAGGAGCAGGTGCAGCCCCGCCTTTCTTGCCTGTTTTTTCCGCTTCCATAGCGGCTATGTTCTTCTTGGTTAAGATGTCAAACTGTTTTTGGGCATCGTCTAAAGCTTCTTGAGCTTCTTTAACCCGAGGATCGCCTTCATCGACTATTTGAGTTTTCAAGAAACTCAATTTGTCTTCAGCTACCTTCAAGGAGATTTTGGCGTTTTCGTATCCAGCCAACTGTTCCTGACGCTCAAGCGAAGCAAATTCTTTATTGGTCTTGGCGATTTCAGCGTGGGATTTAGTAATGTCTAAATTAGTTTGAGCAATTTCTAATTTAGCTTTGTTGACACTTATTTGATCTAGAGTAGCCTGTCTTTTCATACCAACAAGCGCTCCAACAGTGGTGTTTATTTTAGCCTCGTCATCGAACTGTTTGTAACCCAATAAACTGTTTAACTCTCTACCAGAAACCTCGGTTGATTTGTTTAAATCGTTAGTAGGAACATCATAAAACGAGTGGGTGGTTCTAGAAGCCAAATCCACGGGTTTTCCAGCTTCATCTACCCAGTCTCGCTTTTCTTTGTCAAATTTTAAACCGTCGTAATTTACGGTTTGAGTGTGAATCCGTTGATAGCCTGGAGGGGCATCAAACGCTCTGGGGTCTTTGGTGTAAGCGGCAGAGAAATTCGACCCGTTGCCAACTTTTCCATTTATATTCTCGCCATTAACCATGACCGGAGAAAGCACACCAATAGCGCCCAATTTCTCATTCATCCCCGAGTTGTATTCGTTTAACTTATCTAGATGCTCTTGCTGCATCAAATTCATCTGAGCATCGGCTTGTAAATCAGCAGCGTGGTAGTGGGCGAGTTCGGCTTTAACACGCAGGTCTTCTTGTTTTTCTCGATTGGTGGTTACTTCATTTTGGAATTGTTGTTGAGCCTGAGCACGACGCTGCAAGTCTTGGTTACGCTGATCCTGAACACCCGCGCCACCACCTTTAATCAAACCCGTAGCAAAATCATTACCTGCGCCCGCAGCCCCACCCATTAAAGCCCCGGCTAACATATTACGGAACATTTGACCGGGTTTTTGTTTAATAGGAGTAGCGACTGTTTGGCCGGTTTTTGGGTCAACTTGGTAATCGTTGGAGGTGCCTGCAAGAGTATTGAAGACGTGCCCAATCGAGGCAAGTTTGGAGACGTGCTTAATTGCAGAAGGATCGGGTTGTAGAGCCGGAACTTGCGATTGAGCAGGCGGCGTCAATTGTCCAGATAATGGACTTGACTGCTGCTGGGGAGCATTTGGGTCCGGTGGAGGAGCCATCGGAATTTGTTGAGGAGTCGGAGAAGCCGTCCCCAAAGGATTCATTGCGTCGGTTAGTCCGTCTGGCACGGGGCCTCCAAAAACTCGCTAATTAAAGTATGCTTACTAATATTTTGATCATTTAAAGCCCGGCGTAAAAACGAAACTACGTGGTCTACCGCAACGGAAGATTTCAGTTCATAGCAGCGAAGGAACTCTTCCAGCGAGCTATTAGGGCTGGCGTTAGCACGGGATTTGCCAGAGGCTTTTAACTCAATATCAAACATTGCTGCTTTGTACCCGTTTAAAATCGAATCAAACACTCTCAAGCCCTCTGTATCAACTGTGTGTTTTCCCGGTAAGGCGAAACTTCTCAGAAGCAGAGGATTAGCTAGAATATAAGATTTACTTTCGGGATCATGTATCCCATTAAGTTTTGCGATTGCGTTAACTATGTGTTCGAGTTTTTTCATTAGCTTGCAGGTCCGCTTCCGGGATCGTTGAAACCACTACTTGCTCCACCGCCCATAGCCGCAGCCATTCCAGGACCTCCAAGAAACGCTCCCGCAGCCCCACCGATCATTCCGGCAAGCGCCCCTTGCCAAGCGGTGTTTTGTTGGTTGACAATGTTTGCCGAGTTGAAAGCCGCGCTTCCTGCTCCAGTTGAAGCCCCGGCATATCCGAGAGGATCAGTTTGCCCAGAAACGGTGTTCAATTCTCCAGACGCCGCTAGGAAGTTTGACCGCCCGGTGGCATAGCCTTGTTGGGTAATGGCATTAGAAGCATTGGATTGGGTTGTTGCCTCAGAACCCAAAAGACCAACCTGCAATTGTGCCGCAGCCCCAGAAGGCAGAAAGGTGTTCCCGCCGCCGCGACTCGCTAAATTCTCGTTTAAAGCTGTCTGAGCGCTGGCAAAATTTCCGGCTATGGCGTCAGAAGCCTGAGTTCGCATACTAGTGTCTTCTTGCGGGGAAAACCCATATTGATTAATACCAGCTTGTAGAATAGGCGCAAACGCTGTCTGCAACGAGTTTAGAATATTAGTCTGATTAGCGAATTGAGTCTGATAATCCGCGGTTAGAGTTTTGTAGAAGTTCGCTTGCTCGTTGGCGAGGTTGGTTTCAGAACTGGACGCTTTATTCCAAGCAGTAGCCCGAACTCGATATTTAGGGTTATTTTTTCTCAAGGTTTGAAACCTTCATCCGGTACACCGGGACTTCCATTTTTACATATCCGTGTCGTTGACAGAATTCTTGGGTAAGCGGTTCCGCACAGAAGAAGTACACCTCACCTCGACCCTCGTTATAAGCAGTAGAAACCGCGTCCTGCGTAAGTTCTTTAAGTGCGACAGCTATAGAAACTTTGTCTGATTCGGGGTTTATCGCTAAAGCATCCAACATAATAGGCCTCTGGAAAGGCACAAAAACTATCGGGCCACTGGAATCAAAAGCGCATCGGGTTGTGGTTGAGGGGTATAACGCCACGTCAGGATCGTGTAAATTTTGCTTTGTTTCCAGGCTCCACCGCTTGAATTTTTCCGCATCAGCGGGTCTAGCCGGTCTTACGAAGATGTGCCGCATTTATCCAAAACCTCTCGCACAGATTCTTTCACTGTGTATGTTCCGGTTTCTGTCAATATTGTGGTGTAGCTTTGGCGGTCTCCAGTTTTAGAACCAACCACGCTTACGATGGCTTTAGATTCAATCACTACTTCTTCATCGTAATTTCTATCAACGGGGCTAAACCCAGTAAACTGAACAAGCATTAAATAATCCCCAGTTTAACTAAAGCGGCCCGTAAGCCGTGAGAAGCCGCCACCATAGCCCCAGTTACCCAGTAGTGCCTCTTATTTAAAGTTTCAAATTTTTCGTCGTGTTCTTTTAGATGATCTTCAATCTTTTGTATTTTCCCGGGCTGTCCGTTCCCGACTAATTCTTTTCTAAAATCGGTGTGAGACTGTTCTAGCCGGGCTAAAGCTTGAGCTATTCCATACAAGGTGGGTTCTATTGGTTTTAGGGGTTCCATTAGGTTAGTTTTACGCCCGCAGCAGAAGCGGCCTGTAGTGCTAGATTGCGGACAGGGGTTATTAGGTCAACGCTTCCACGAACAAAAGTGGAAGAGTCCGGGTAAAACCTAGCTGTTTGAAAATCGTAGGTGAATTCCGGTGGGAAAATTCCGCGATTCGGAGCCGGGTTTCCTTGAGGAGATAGCTGGGTGTCGTTACCATCAAAAGGGGCTTTTGGGTAATGTTGCTCTCCAAAAATCTCAGTTGACTTTGGAAAAATTCGTTGTGATAGTGGTGGCATTAAAATCCATTTTATAGACTACATTTCGTGAATTAGGCCGCCGAATACACTGAAGGTTAACAACTCGTTTCGAACGGTATCTTGATTAAAATCTATCTTGGTTTGCATATGGCGCATGCGAGCAGCGTTAGGGCCTTGCGCCAAATACCAACGATTCGACATAACCGTAGTGCTTGGAACTAAGTTAGGGGGATCATTAGTGAAATTTGGAAGACTTTCAAATGACCCGGAAATTTCATCGGTTAGAATACTGACGGATGGGACTGACCCGACATTCATTAGTTCTAGAACTATACTGTCTACTTCAGCTAACTGACCCGGTAACGCTAATACGAGACTCCCAAGAGTCAAAAAGCAATCAGAATAGGGACTGCCCGTAACTGCGTCTGTGTTTATTGTAACATCTCGAAATAAAATAGCTGAATTAGTTCCAACTACATAGGACATCAGCAACTGGTGAATGCCTGGAGAAGTCTCCACCGAAGTCAGCGCGTTACACCCACCACCAATTACTGCTTTTGGACTCCAGGCAGGACCGCCTTCTGGTGGCTGATTCCAGTTACATCTAAACCAAGTCTGAGAACCATCAGAAATGTAGACGGCTTTTTCAGCAGTTCCTTGGATAATAGAAGCCACATGAACTTTAGTTGGGTCAAACAACGCTAATTGATCCCCAATGGCATATCCTATTTCATTTATCCCCGAAGAACTTAACTGTAAAAATTGACGATCCGAAGTAAATAAATATATATTAGAACCTTGGATATCTAGTGCATTATAAGAAAGAAGGCCAACACCTTGCTGGAAAGGCATTGCATAGAAAGTCGCTATGCTAGTTCCAAGAATTATATAAACATCGTCTGAGGTAAAAACTAGTAATCCAGAAGAATATGGAACTAGCCGATAAACCGTAGATGGGAATAAGAAGAAATTGGCGGGGGGAAACGCCTCGTTACCGTTTCCAATAAGTATGTCTGGACCCGCTGAATAGTAAACGAAGTTTCCTACGGACCCCCAAACCCGACCTAAGTGATAGGCAAGGTTTACCAATCCAGACGGAGGAGGGGCGTTACTGACGTATGGAAGACTCGGCCAAAAAACTAAAGTATTTAAAGTCGCGTCTGCGGCATTATCCGTAATTGTAGTTGTGACATTTATGTAAGGGGAAGTTGGCAGTTCGTAAAATACACTTCCACCATCTTTAGTCCGGTAAACTCGTATTTGATTAACTTGCGGATCGGTGGAAGCAACTACAGGAAGAGAAACGTTTAGTTTATTTGTGAAGTTCCCAGTCACATTGCTGGCTAAAGTGGGATTAGATACGTGTCCGCTAGCGCTATTTCCGTAAGCATAGGCGTATTGGTATCCGCCATTAACCGCGCTAAAAGTTCCTGTACTACTGCTGACAGTTGCAATTGGACTTCCAGACTCATATACGATTATTTGAGAAGCGTCTAGAAAATAAAGAGCGTTTTTTGTAACGTTTGTATTGTTGGCCCCCCGAGCATAAAACTCAACGCCGAAGGTTCCGCTATTAATTATGGCCGAGTTTAGGGACGCCTCCCAAGTTGTAGACGGACCTCCAAAAGTCAGATTAGTTTCTGGAGGACCGCCTGTTATGGCGCTGTTGATAGCATTCCCAATCGGACTTCCGTTAAATAACAGTACTGCCGAAATAGGAGCGCTATTTAGAGCACTTCCATTGAAGTACCCGGTAAGATTGACCTGAACTCCTGTAATAGCACTTGTAGTCGGAACACTTAATCCATAGTTTGTGGTGGAAATTGGAGCGCCATTTATAAAACCAGAAAACGGAGGGATAGATATATTATAGCTAGCGTAAGCAGCATCAGGAGCACCCTGCAAATTAGCCGGAGTTGTCCAACTCGATCCCGTAGCTATTCCCGCGTATCCGGAAGACGACCCGGAAGGCGAGGGAGCGACGATTCCCCAGTTTCTAACTGCGTTAAATGGAGTTAGATTAACCCCGTCCCAAGCAAACTGATCTGCTCCATCCCCCATGTAAAGAGTGTTACCGACGCCTTGGAAAAAAGTCTGCCCAGCACCAGAAGATTTTCCGAATAGCGGTGTAGGAGTTGGAGTTGAGATATCCCACACAAATCCGACATTTGGAGGAGGAGCACCAACGGAATCCACTAAAACAGATATGTTTCCGTTCAGTTGATGAAAAGAATAAAAGCCGTCTATTGTACCGACAAACCCGTTGGGATTAAACGAGCTTGTTCCGGGGCGACGAATATACGTTCCTTGATTTGTTAGCTCGACATTTAAGCCGTCTGCTAATTGGTCCGGGCGACCGTGTAAATAAATCCTGTTAGCACGGTTGTCGAGGCTACCGAAGGGACTACGTTGTGTGACCAGCCCCGAAAACCACACGTTAGTAGTCATCGGAACTTTTTTGAAATTTTTAGAGGCTGGAGCGCCTGCTAGGGAAAGTAATGCTGGGTCCATTTAGTAAGGGCCTCCAGGCATATAGGGATAGCCGGGTCCCAGAGGTATGTTGTACGGCAACGGCCCACCGCCCAATCCTTCTGACGGATACATAATAGCAGAATCTCTTTCTCTGTCCCCGGCGCGAAGCGCGGTAAACAAAGACTCTTCCCATTTAGCATATTTAGCCGCAGCCATACGCGACCCGGCGTGCTCATAGCACATAGCCATAAAGCCTTCCCGGAAAACATAAGCTAATTCATCGGGTATAGGTGCTAGGGTATTTTGAAGACTTGTTAGTGTTGGGGGTTTTTTCTGATAAACGGGTTGGATAAACCACACGATTCCAGAGAAAGCAGGTAGCGGAGCCAAGCGGATCGTATACCCGTTTGGGTTAGCTACCGTCCATGTTACTGTTCCATCTGTAACCTGTGTTCCGGGCGAAGGATTTGATCCCGCATTGGGAATAGTGCTTCCAGTTACGCCGTAAGGATTATATCCGGGTAAAGTCACAGGACCGTTTATAAATCCGGGAGAGTTAATGCTTAACCCTAAACGCCCGCTATCAATAAATAAAATATTTCCACTAGGGTCAATAAACTGCTGAATTGGCGAAGCCGGGGTTTGCGCCACACCATACCCGCCAATAATTGGAGTATTCGGAGTCCACGCCCCCATTTGAGCGAGATAGTTTGGAACGTAGGATAGATTAAACGGACTAGACTGGTATGAAGTTAATTCCAAATCCCGAACTGCTTCCATAGCGTAAACAGGCTTAGGAGCATTAGGATTAGCGCTATTATTTATATCAACGCGCCAGCCTTGTTCTAGCCAACCTAAATCAGTGATGTTTGTGCAATAATCCTGCTGTAACGCAACCGTCAAAAACGGCGGAACGTATGCGCGATTCCATTTCCAGTTAAGGGTTTGGGCTAGGATTTTCTGCATAACGTCATTGCCAATTGACAATGCCGGTTCCTGTGTCCAGCCAGCGGCCTCAGACTGCGGAACTAATTCTCTATAGACGCGAGAACTGTCCACGATTGATTGTAGTGTAGTTGTGCTTACGCTAGGCATTTAGAATTTGTCTTTTATAAACTCGATATTTTCGTTAAAATCAATGCAGACAGTATCGCCGGATTTGACTTGTCCCGACGAAATTAATTTCGCCACGTTGAAAACTATTTCTTGTTCAATAGTTCTTTTCAAGTGACGTGCGCCGTAGCGCTGGTCGGTGCCTTTGTCGATGAGATAGGATTTTGCACTTTTGGTGAAACGTAGGATAGCTTTGGAGTTAGGAAGATTTAGGATTCTTTGCTGGACGGCTTCTAACTCTAGATCGAGGATTTTAAACAGGTCGGTTTTTGACAAGGGTTTAAACACCATAACTTTATCTATACGGTTAAAGAATTCCGGACTGAATTTTCTACGGGCGGATTCAACGCTTGTGGATTTGATCTTACTGTCCATATTCTGGACTTTTTCATCCACGAACCCGTACCCTCCGTCCATCAACTTAGTTACAGCCTCGCCGCCTAAATTAGACGTAAGGAAAATCATCGTCTGGGATAGGTCAACCCTGCGGTTATCTCCAAGTGTCAAAGTGGCTTTGTCCAAAATCCCAAGCAATAGCTGCCATAAAGAATCACTGGCTTTTTCAATTTCATCAAAAAGTAGTAGGGAAAATTTATCTTTATCCGAGTAATTAGCGGCCAGAGATTCCTGAGTGATTAGTGGATGAGTTTCCCGATGGCCTAGATATCCCGGAGGCGATCCGATTAACTTAGCGATTTCGTGGGAGTGTTGAAATTCCGCACAGTTTATTTTTACAAAAGCGTTAGAGGCCCCGAATAATATTTCTGAAGTAGCTTCTACCGTGCGAGTTTTCCCAGACCCGGTGGGACCTAGAAATAGAAAATTTCCAATTGGGCGTTGTTTTGCAGATAGGCCGGATTTAAAAATCTGATAGGTATCAACCACAGCCTGAACCGCTTCCCCCTGACCGATGATTTTAGAACGAATTTTCTGTTCAAAATCCCATATTTCGGGAGACTGTAACGAGGTGTCCAGCTTACGGCAAACTGCAATCATTTAACCCCCTTTGGGGTTACTATTGAAACAAACCTCTTCCGGCTCGACCTGCTTGACTATTTCCAAGCTCGGCTTGTTGCTCTCTGGCAGAATTAATAAACTCTTCCATGTAGAGATTCTTCTGTGTATCTGCTAATCCGGCGTTTGCAGCTAAGACTTGACGAACAAACATTTGCATTGTTGGGGCAAAGCGTTCGTCGTTGTTGTATTCGTAAGATTTAGCTAAAAACCCGGTTTCAATCAGGTAGTAATAATAGTCGGGAATTGGTGCCCAGGTATCAGTAAGATTTGCAAACACTGGAGCGGCTTTTTGATAGGTTACACTAACTGTGTAAGCTTTATCTGGTACGGGTAGTAGATAAAAAGTTATGTTTCCCGAGTCATCGTCCAAAACCGGGGAAATGGAAATGGGTCGATTTTGTACTGAATCAGAAGCCAGATTTAAAGCAACTTGAAGTTCTTTTGTGGTTGTGCCATCGCTAACAGTTGCTTTTTCAATCCACCCAAAACTAGGCAACGCTTGAGTATAACTTTGAGTTCCCTGAACCGTGGAAAAGGTGGTTACGACCCGATTCCATCTCCAAGAAAAAGGCGGCCCAAGAATAAACTGGCGTACCCAATCCGCAATGCTAAAAGCGGGTTCGTTGGCAAACCCGCCGATGCCGACAAGCGGGGCATTACGCAAGCACTGCTGCCCGAAGTTTACGGTTCTCTGAAGTAGAATTGAGCTAGCCATTTATCCAGTTTCTGGACTTTTAACGTCCGGCTTTCATTACTTCTTCTTGGTTAGTGAAATATCTGTGCCCAGCCGCGCTTGGCTGGTTGGTGGTGTTGTGGTTGGCGTATTTAACGAACTCGGAATCGTCATACCAGACCACTTTCTGGCAGTTAGTACACATCAGGAATCGAGCGCCGGTATCCAAAGTGTGTTGGATAAAACTTGAGCGGTTAAACATATCACGGGTACTAGATAGCGGGTTACAAGCCATAATGTGGGGACAAGCATCCTGTTCCCACTTTTTAGACCGGCGAATAAACTCGGCCTGTTTCTTCATGCTAGCGCGAGAAGCCGCGTCATTGGCTTCTGTGCCGGGGCTTACATAAGGCTTTTTGGACTCGATAATAGCTGAAGCCAATCCTTCAACCAATTGGGAAAGATCTGACTTACCCGATTTCAGTTGTTCAAATTCTGCTTTACTGATTGTTACTTGCTCTTGTTCGTCACCGCCAAGAGCGCCTTCAAGTTCTTTCTTAGACATACATTCTCCTGCCAATGAAATCCGCACTGGCTACGGGTAGTTTAAATAATATCGCTGTAATATAACTGCCCATCAACTGGGGAACGAACTGCTTTCATGTTTTCTGCAAACACATCTTCCTCAGTGACTTTTACGTTTTCTACGGCTTGCTTACACAAAAAATCAATTGCTTCTAAAGATGGCCCTGTAATAACAACATCGTTGTCATACTCAATTGTTACTTTTTTCACTTGCATACGTTCTCCTAAATCGCGGATAACTAGTCTTCCGGGTGATGCCCGTTGCGATGGATAAAAAGTTGCCGGTACCAATTACGGCTACCTTCTCCTAAAGATGGCCCGAACCAATCGTTTACTTTTTCTTCTGTTGTTAATCCGGTTTTTATAAGTCTTAACAAAACCGTTCTCCAACCGCGTTTTGATTCTTTGATGGGAATGTCGTTGTGGTCAAACTCCATTAACGAGTGTTCTGGAAGCCAACCTGTAGGAATGTAAAACAAGTATTGAAAAGTTCTGCCTTCAAGGTGTGGTTGGGGTTTTCCGAAAGTCCGGAAAATGGACAAATCTCCAACAATGCGCCCATCCATTACATAAATATCCGGTATGCAATCCCGGATAAAATTTAGTAAATCCGAGTGGTGACGGTAACGCCCTGTTCGGGCTTCGTCGTTGTAAAAATCGTCTTGATCTCGCCAGCGCTGTTTCCGTACCGCATAAGAATTGTAATTTAATTCTTTTAACCGCTCGGTGTGTTCGTAGGTGGATAATTTAGGACTTGATTCACAAGTTAGGCACAGATCGCGTACACCTTCTTTGTAACTGGAATCTCTACGAAACTGGCCGAACGGTTTTACTGAGGTACACCCGCAACACTGCTTTTCATAGACTTTGTGGTTAGCTTGGTCTAGAACATCAGTGGATACGGGTGTACCCCCGTGATTTGAAATTGTTTGCGGGTCGATAAACATCTTTACCCCTTTAGGTTTTTAGATCAGATATCTTCAAAAGCAAATTCTATAGGAGTTATTGAATTTGCTGCACCGGTAGCGAACTTAATAGTCACGAACATTAAAGAATTGCTTAGTGGTGATGCAACCGCGAAAGGGGTGGACTGTCCTGCTGCGCGAGCACCGTAGGCTCCTGCTGCTGCTGCCCACGCTTCTGCCCCCATCATATTACCAGAAACAGAGTCCCACTGTCCCACCGCCTCTGCGATAAAAGAGCCACTAACAGCATTTCCAATTGTGGCGGTTGTGGCGATAGAACCAATAACGTTTCCCGTCCCAGTAACGGGTCCGTTTGCTTTAGTGTTTTGATAAAATTTAACCGTTAAACTATTAGAAGCAGCGCTAGAAAGAAACCGTCCTTGTATTCTTAGACGAAAAGCTCTTCCGTCAAAGGTGCTTGTATTGAAATACGGAGCGCCTACTCCACGCTCTCCGGCTTTTGCGCCATATTGGTCCGTTAGAATTGCTGCGTTTGCATTAATACTCATGGGATTTGAACGCCCGACGATGTCGGTTTGTCCAACGAATGGCATAAACGCGGTAACGTTTGTACCAGCATCTGTACCCATAGTTATTAGTGTTTCTACTGTACCTAGACCTGTTTGAGAAGCCAATAAATTACGAGCGGGAGTTGCTACGCCACCGCCGTTTAATACTAGAATACTGTCTGAATTTGCCATGATATTTCCTTATTTAGAATTTACTGAAATTCGAGACCCCCGGTTAGGCAGGGGAAAATTTGGTGGGATTAAGTGATGATATTAGGGCGGTCCATGCTTCCGCCTTCTTTTTTCCGATAGACCGGCTCGGCATCAAGTTTTCCGTCTTTAATAAAAATTGCTGCTACGCCACCCGGTTCGACTAAAGTATATTCATGATGGCCGCCGATTATGGTTCCTATTTCGTGGATGATGCTGGAGTGGACCACTAGCAAAACCGGGTTTTCGTTTTCCAACCCGAGGTTGATGGCGTCTAGAATTAATGGGTTTACGCGGGCTTTAAAGCCGCTAAAACTTTCTCCACCGGGCATGGGAATATCTTGGTGTTCAAAATGATATTTGACTACTTCAACGGACTCCGGGGTTTTTGGTTTTCCGCCAAGATCGCCAACATCCAAAGCCCGTAGACCTGCATGTATGATTGGTTTTAGCTCCCGTCCTTCTAAAATCTTGTCTACGGTGTCTGTGGCGCGAGTTTTATCAGAAGAGAAGGCGTATGAAAAATCTTGTCCGCTAAAATATTCTTTTAGTTTATTAGCCTGACGCCAGCCAGTAGCATCAAGAGGAACGTTGGTCGGACCCCTGTACGCATCTTGGGCGTTCAAAATTGTCTGCCCGTGACGCACGGCGTATAATATTGGTTGGGGTTGTCCCATTTTACATATTTCTCGTTGTGAATCCTGCTCTAAAAGGCCCCGGTTTTTCTTCTTCCACTTCTTCTGGCTCGTCCATTTTCTGGACTACTGGTTTTACTGTTTCTTCAACTTGGCCGATAAGAGATTCTACTTCTGCGTGGGCTTCCGCTTCCTCGGTAATCTCTAAACGGAGTTCCCGGAAATCGGGGTGATTGGAAAATGCGTGACCCCGTTCAATTAGCATTTTAACCGCTGCTTTTCTAACCGCCCAACCCGCAGCTTCGTTTCTGCCAAGGTCCCGTAGAACTTCCGCAGTTAAACTCGCCAGATGCTGTTCTGTAGATATCATGTTTCCTCTAATTAAATATATTCAACTGTTCCGCTATTAGCATCCGTTACAGAACCTTGTAATAACGTAGTGCAGGCATAAACGATACCTGCCGAAAAGTTGAGCAAAGCAGAAGCTCCGGGAGGAATGAAGATAGTTCCGCCCGATGTAATGGGGGCTGCCCAAACAGGAGCTGTAGTACCAAGAGTAACAGCACCAGTAGTGGCGGCATTGAAGAATTGAACCCATCCAGCCGCTGCACCCGTGTTCAGAAAATACATGCCGTATAAATTCCCCGCTAATCCCTTAATAAGAGTCAAAGCGCCAGTGGCACTAATTATCTTTGTTAACAACGCGGCTGCACTAGCAGTAGCCGGAGCCGCAGTATGCCACAGAGCATTTGTTGGAGCCGCGCCGTTAATAGCCGCGTCTAAAGTGGCGTTAGTGTTGCCAACAATCCCCACTTTTTGAACGCCTGCTGCGGCTGTTACAGTGGCGGTTCCCGCTACGGAGGACAAATCGGTTTTAAGTGCTGCTGTGGCAGAGATGACAGTTACTTTAGTGGTTCCGTCTGTAAGACTATTAAAAAATGGGTTTGCGTTGGTATTGGCAGCAGTTGTCGGAGAAACTTCAAAGATAGCAGACCCGCCGGGAACCACTGTGGCGTTTAAACTTGCTGCGGTAGCTTGAGCTACAGTAACTGAATTTGTGACAAAAGCATTAACTCCGGGAACGGCTGCGGCGGCGGGAGTAGACCCATAATTAACAACCGCAGTTGCGCCTAAAGTTGTTCCGGCCACTTGAGTTTGATTGACGACCCAAGGACTGGTTGACTGCGTAACCGCTACTGTTCCAGTGATAGTTGTGGAAGTTAAAGAAACAACCCACGGGCTAGTGGATTGTGTTACAGCTACCGTTCCTGTTACGGTTGTAGAGGCTAACGAAACTACCCAAGGAGATGTGCTTTGAGTTACCGCCACGGTTCCAGTAACTGTGGTTGAGGTCAAAGAAACAGGAACAACTGTTCCGCCTGAAATTCCCTGTATGGTTAAAACAGCCGTTCCAGACGATCCAGCGGTTCCACCGCCAGCTACAATCCACGGAGAGGTTCCTTGTGTAACTGAAACACTTCCAGTTATGGTTGTAGAAGCTAAAGTAACAGCTTGAGCCGACGGAAAAACCACTGTAGCATTTAGGTTAGCTGCTGTAGCTTGAGTAACTGTATCTGTCCATGTTCCGGACTGGGTTACTGGGATGCTGGCGTTTCCAACAGTTACTGTTCCACTAACGGGTTGAGTTGCGGGGAAATTGGAAACCGCAACAGTGCCAGAAACTGGCTGAGTAGCTTGAAAAAACGTCCCTGTGACGGCCACCGTTCCGGTAATGGTAGTACTAGTAAGGGTTACGGGTTGAGCCGAAGGAAATATGACATTTAACTGCCCGGAGGCATTTGTGGACAAAATCCGGACGTTGGTTCCTTCCCAGCCTAGCGCTGCTGTGCCTGTAGGGGTCGCTACGGCGGTTCCAGTGGCGTATTGGGTTCCACCACCAAAACTCGTAATTTGATTGCCAGAACCGTCTACAATCGCAACAGTGACCGCTTTAGCGTTGGTCAGGGACACGCCAGTAACCCCGGTTAAGGTTCCAGCGATGGTTACGCCCAAATAGTCGGCAGAAGTCGGTACAGCCGCCCCGGTTAACCCCGCAGCGGCGTTTCCAGATATGGACCCGCTAAATGTGGCGTTTACGTTCACGAAGCCGTTAACGTCAACACTGACATCTACTGCATGGGGTACGCCGGATAAGTCAATATACTGTCCAGCGACTACAACCGGGTTTTGAAGACTCATTAAGGCTTAGGGGGTTCTGGTTTGTTCTGGTCGTCCATTTTCTGGACTTTTGCTCGAAGCTCAGTAATGAGTTTATTCAACTCGCTAACTTCAAGATGCAATCTTCCAACTTCAGCGAAGATATCGGATATTTCCATTAGGCAGGTTCCTTTAAATGCTCGGGTTCGGGTAAAATGCCCATACGCCCGAAAATAATTTCTACTGTGTAAGCTTCTTTTAACGCCAGTAGTGGGTGTGAAAAATTCAACGTCAACTCGTAACCATCTAATTCTGCCGTGGTGTCCACCTGCTGCTGGCTTTCAGGGGTGATGCTTGGGCCGCCCACAACCACGGATATGACCACATGAGGCATTGCTTCTATCGGGATTAGGCAGTAGTTGTTTCCTTCACCCATTAAAACGAGAGTCTCGCTCAGGTCGATCTTTAGTCGATCAGATTCGCCATCTCCGAATATCGGCAAGCGGACCCCGTAGGAGGTAAGAATCATTTTACCAAGGCAAGTCTTTCACCGATGAGTATTCGAACTTAGGTTTAAAATGTTCTTTGGCTTTTTCAGACTTAGCCGGTATCGATGTAGACTGCTTATATTTTTTACCGTTAATCTCGATATGGCCGATATCTTTCATATCTTGATCCACGTTCAGTGAAACCGGTATAACAAAACTGTTCAATAACTCGTATAAATCAAACGGGTGGATGTAGATGAATTCGCCTGGTTCGCCTGATAGCTGTTTGATAATTTCTTTGGCTTCTGCTAATTGCTGTTCGAGCCTAGTGATTTCTTTCATCCAAGCATCTAGTTGGGGATCGCTTAAACTAACCCCGTAACCGTAAAAAGCGTCTTTGCCTATTATATAAGTTGAATATGGGGTCGAAGTCATAGTAGCGGTTGTTGGAGCCGTGGAATACCCGTAATAGTAACCCTCTTTAGTCTTAATAGAAGTCCCCGTTAACTGCTCTTTTGCTTTCTTAACATCTGCTAAAGTTAAAGCCCCCGCGTTTGCCTGTGCTTGTTGGGCCTGTTGAGTGGCTTGTAAAGTTTCTGCTGAAGGGGTCCACTCGACGGTGGATGTATAATCGTAGTAGTTAGGAGCAGGATCGCAAATTATTTTCTTAACCTCTTCTACAAGTTCGAGTGTAGGCTCAGGCTCGTAGGCCGCAGCCGCCAGTTCTTCTGGCGAAAACCCGGTAAATTTTGCGTTGTTATTCATTAGCGGTTCCTTACCCGGTAATATTTAACCCCAAGCTACAGACTTAATAAACTTATTTAACATTCTAGTTTCTACAATGCGCTGCATGACTTCTTTAGGTCTAGGACGACCTTTTAGTTTAGCACTTCTTTTTTGTCTGGTTTCTTCTGATACAGGCTTACCAAACATCGGGTTTTTATCACCCAGCCTCTGAACCCGTAGCTTCTCTTTGGCCGCTTCTGATCGAGGCATCCCCGTCATGGCCTGTCTTATCTTTTCAAGACCCTCTGGAGTTACTGGAACTCCCTCACCGCCGTAGGTGCTATTATATCCCTTTTCGGGGTTGCTAGACTCGTATACGGTTATGTAGTGTTTTTCTAACTCATTGGCTTTGGCTAGGTCAACGGCAGTGTCTATCTGTTCGACCTTAAAAGCCTCGCAACCGTATTTTAAAATCGCGTTAGAGAAGTAATATCCCTTGCCACAATTGGCATCGCTTATGTGTTTGCTCCAACGTCTGTGTAACTTCTGTTTTGTTTGGCCAACGTAGAATTTCCCATTAACCGTATTTGTAATCAAATAAATTATATACACTATCTCTCCATGAAAGAGAGGTTTCGGGGGTGTGTTCATGGCACACCCCCTACTCCCAGAATTTACCACCTATTAACTATATCACACGTCTGCAATAAAGTCAATAGTTATTTTGTTCTTCGTAAGTTGTTGATTATGAAGAACTTGTTTCCGACTGGAGCCGACGTATAACCATCGTGCTGCCGGGCCGCAATGTGTTGGTCACAATTGTTACTCGCTTTACGCGGGGCTAATCGTTTCCGCTAGCCTCTTACGGTCGCCCGTAAGGTCGGACTATCTCATCACCCACTTGGGGTGCAAGGTCTATAGTCTCTACACGTCCCCGTTTCCGAGTTTCGCTCGGGATTGTCTCAGTGAGATGTTCCCCGAATTAGCCTTGTTTTCGATGCTAGTCGCCTAGCAAAGGTACCTAGATTGATACTTCACATTGTAGCTGACCCATCCGCCGATCTGTCTTGCTGGGTCTGAAACGCTGCCTTGGGCAGGCGCTTCCTGAATCCGATTTGTTACTAGATTGCTCTAGGCTAAATCATTTCTGTTTAGCTCTTTACCTTTTATTCGGTAAATGTTCGGACTATTGCATCATCCCGAAGGACGTTTCTCCGCTTAGTCTCTCACGGTCTCTTTCGAGTTCCGCCTCGTTGCCATTTCAGGGTTCGAGTCAATCAGGAGAAATTCTCAATTATATATTACTATATAACGTTACAATTCAGTTTATAAGGCGGTAATTTTTCTCGCCAGACTCCGGATTCTTCCCCAAAAATACTGAGAAGATAGAGTCATCTGAGAAGATGTAGGTGTTGTAATAAGTGTTAGACGAGATTGTTACCGAAGGGGCGGTTGTAGTTTGCTTAAATTTCACACCGGCGAATTCGATAGTGTCTTCGTTTGCCACGGGTGCCAACAGCTTGTCAACAGTCGAAGCATTACGCTTTAGAATGTCGGTCAAACCGTTAACCGAGGTGTCATTCAAAACGTCGTGAACTACGAACGGATGAATGATGCCTCCCCAGTAACCATCTTTGGTTAGTGGGCGGGCGTTTACACCAGCAAGCTGCTGGGCAGCAGTACGGATGTTGTTGGCAGTTAGGTAGGTCCCGTTTGCCAACTGGATGTTTACCGAGCTATCTACTCCGTTTGCGCTGTCAGCGGTTAGCTGGACAAGCGAGTTGAGAGTTAGAGCTAGGCGGTAGTTCAATTCGGTTGCTAGGTTTTGTAGCAATGATGGGTCGTCAATAGCCACGTCCATAGCAAGGTCAGACGAGTTAATAAAATCAGCATCAAATGTGTTTAGGCTAAAGCGAAAGTCCAGATAATGGATTTTTTACACCCTGCTTCACAACAGGTGCGCTCTCGGTATCGCTATCGAGTTCAGACTCTATCTTCTTCTCGAATGGATTTAAAGGCTCAACTAAACTCTTATTTCCTTGTAATAATCCATACGAAAAGTCTAGCGTATTAGTCGTTGGGGATTCCCCTTTGTTCAGAGCCATGCACTCTTTACTTATCTCTAGTCTTCGTTTAGGATTTTTCACATTCTTCATCCTAACGAACTCCAGAGCTAAAAGCGCCTGTTTTCTCTTGATAACTAGATATGGTAAAATTCCCAATAAGAACTTTTCTTGTAGATGATATTGATCGAGATTCCAGCGGTAACAAGGTCTGTTCGATCCCTGTTTTCCGTCTTTATAATCCCCACCAAAGTTCTCTTTTATCCAGTCCATTAAAGGAACGGAGACATTAGATATGCCAATTTTACAATCGACAAGCCAATACTTCTTTCCTTTTTTTCCATAAGACTGTAAGTGTCGGGTTATTGAAACGTGGCCTTCACCATCAAGCATTGCTGCGACGTAAGCCCATTTCGTTTTACTTATCTTAGCCATCGGGTCTTTCCTCCGTCTCTTCTATTATAGCATAGACTTTGACGGATATAGCTAGATTTAAGGCCAGCAACAAATTTACTGGCCAATGGTCGCTACGATTTTGGTAGAGCTTTCGGAAATCGGAGACCCAACCGTTCCTTCTGCCGCTTGGTTGGTGTTACCAGCCAAAAGAGCATAAGTAAAGAATTGGATTTGATTACCTTGACGTAGCGGAAGTGGTTTCTGCTTCAATTTTTAACCGGCATCAATAACCACTTCTTACAATGACCAAGCAGTTTCAGTCATTGACATGAAAGGCGTTTGCGCTTTCAAGTTTGGGATGGCAGCCCGTTCGTAGTAAATAGCTACTAGGTTAGGCAACGCACCCGACGTAAGAATTGATGCGGGTGAATAAGACATTGTTATCTTTTCTTAGTTGAGGTCTTTTAACGCCGAGCAGACTGTGCTTTGAACCGACGAATATCAGTGAATAGCTGATTAATATCGGCATCTGGCAAATTGTCTATCTCTTCGACTGTTGGCACTTTTGCGGGGTCTGGGGGAACCGGCGGTCTTGCATTTGTGTCACCGGGTCTTAATCCATAACCTGCGGGAGTCGCTAACGGGCGTCCAACGGGCCGCTCAATCCGAGCAGCAGGGTCGGGTGCTACATAGGGTGGTGCTACAGTGGCGGGCGCAGTAATCGCTGCGGGCGTTGCTGTAATAACTTCAGTTCTAGGAGCTTCATCTAGCAATCCGCCTTCAGATAGCTCCTGATAAACTTCAATTAAATTCTCTACGTTAAACTCTAGCTGACGTTCGGTTAATTTATCCGTCATACGGGTATTATTGTCGGCTGAGTTAAAGTACATTGGAACGAGTTTTCTAAACTTGTCCCCAATCTGTTTCAGTGTTAACTGTTGCTGGGCTTGGTCTTGAACTTCTTTACCAGCTTTTGCCCAGTTTACGAAAGTTCCCCAATCGACTCCGGTTGTAGCCTCACACATTTTATTAAAAGCGGCTACGGGGTCTGACTGGAATAAAGTTTTGATTTCAAAGGTCTGGTCAGCAGTTAAAGTTTTCTGAGCCGCAGTTGCGGGTTTTGGAGGAGCCGGATTGTCCACTTTCTGGACTTTTAGCTTGGCTTCCTGTTGGTTAATTTTTATACTGGCGTTGACTTTGCCAACTGCCAATTGCTTGGCTAGCTCTAGCGGGGACCGAGCATGAAAAATCTCCAGTGGTCTGTTTTTACCGGGATTCAGTTCCGCGTGCCAGCCACGTTCGTCTTCTGTGTAAGTTATAGTTGCGCCATTTTCTAACTGTACTGTTTCAGGTTGAGCATAAGTTGCCGCTGGCGCTAGTGGCGCGGGAGCTAAAGCCGGATCAACTGGTGGCGGAAAACTCGCCGGATCATTATTAGCAATTTCTGCTAACTGGGCTGCGAAGTGTTCGGGGCCTGTGCGATTGTCTAGTTGTGTAAAACTGTCGTCAAGCCACGGATCGCGTTCATCTACTGCCATATTCTATCTCCTATCGGAAAATCCGTCCGATACGGGTATTTTATAGTTCTAACTGCGACTGCAAAACTTCTTTCACTGGTTCGGGGGTTTCCCGGCTAGTGTTAATCATCCGGTCTACATCGCTTGTGAAAATCGCCAGTAACTGGCTAGCGACATACATAACCGAATGCTGGGCCGCGACATTATCTTTTTCTGATGGGTCTATAGTAGCCAACCGCTCAACCGCATGGACGACATAACTTTGAAGAAGCGCTACTGCTATTTGCCAACCCTCGGTATGAACCGTAGTGGCTAACTTACGGCATTTTTCCCAGTGTTCTATTTTGTCTTTTTCAGACTGTTCTAGGACTTTCTGCTGGATAAACTCTAACCGTTCAATAATATCCTTGGACGTGTATTTTTCCATTAGCCTCCACCAAATCCAGTATTACCGGGTTGGCCTTCTAGCGACTCCATACCCGCAGACTTTTCTAAGTCTTGACGGATGACTTCATGGACGGCGCGAGCCGTGTTCTGCTGGTCAATCAAGTTAGACTTGTTTTCAAACTTCATTTGTTCTAACTTAGCTTTATTCTGGAAATCTACTTGAGGCTTGTTCATGCCTTGAGCCTGCTGCCAACGCTGTTGATCTTCTTTGGTCATAGGCACAATAACGCTACTATAATTCCGCCAATCTGAAACCTCAAAAATCATGCGGGTGACTTCTAGAACATCGACTTTCTTACCTTCAATAGCCAATCCATCAGTGATGTTTTGGCTCTGCAAGAAGGACAACATAATCGGAATAGCCTGAGCCATTGTTCTGCGAGCTTGCAACCGAGCGCCAGCCCCAATAGAGAATATCAATTTGGCGTTTCTAAGGTCTAATATATCTCCGTTAGCTTTAGTGTATTCGTGTTCAAGTTCATCAGTTAAAATTGCTTTATAGGTTTTTGTGGGCAGAAGTGAAGCGTCCAGTTCGTGAATATTGTATAAGAATGGAACATATACTTGATTGCACAGACGTTCTACAAAGTCTTGGATACGGGTTCCAGCGCCACTAGCTAACATGCTAGCCCCGGTAGCAGACCGAGCAAGATTCGAGTGTCCACTAGACCCGGCAACTCCCTGCATTCCAGGTTCTGACGCTCCAGAAGTCTGTTCTGCTCTAGCTTGAGACAACGCCAAGGCAGCCGGGGCTTCAGGCACCGCCGGTAGACGATCTAGAGGAGTGAAGTCGTCCTTATTCTGGACGTTGATAATTTTACCAGGAGATAGCCGAATGCTTTGAGAAGGCGCTTGAGACTTGCCTTCTACACGGATGTAAACGCCGTTTAGGTTTAGAGAAACCCCGTCTAGCCAAGCATTGGTGATTCCTTGCTGAAGTCTCTGTTCACTACCTATTGACTTAGCAAGTCCAATACCCCAAAAAGCCTCGGGTATATCCCACCAGTTAAGTGAAAGAAATGGGATTTTACCATACGGGTTTTTGTCGTTACAGATAACCAATTTCTTCTGTAACACTACAATACAGCGATCTTTATCCCAACGTTCTAGAACTTCTAGCGGTTGGGCGAATGGATCAATCGTGGTAGATTCATACCGAGCTTTAGCTCTGGCGTCCCAAAGAGGATTCTGAATCGCCGTTTCAGCAGGAGAAGATTCAACCTCTTCTTTAGGAGGAAGAAATAATTCTAGCAAAGCCTCGCGGCTAGGAATGTCATAGCCGGGACGGTCTCTCAGTCTATCTAAATCTTCCCATGTCATGTATTGGCGGTGGATGACATATTTAGCCCGACGGATATCAGGAAGGTTTAATCCAGGGTCAACTAAGACGTGACGAAGATTGACGATGCTTTCAAAACACGGGCGGTCTACCTGTATATCTACTTCTTCTTCTACGATATCTTCTTCATCTTCAATGGTTGTAGAAGGCAGTCCAGGAACCGGATTCGGGATTACTGTTGGCGGATTTTTACGCTTGTACCGTTTCTCCGTGTCGGTATAAATTTCCCAACCCCACTTCCAAATACCTGTGCCAAATAAAACCGCATTCATAACTCCGAGACGCAAAGATTCCTCGAAGTGTATTTCTTCTAACTGATAGTTTAAAACTGCCTGAACCGCTCTGCCAGCATCCGCTGAAGTCTTGGGTCTGTTCTGGACTACGAATGGCGGCTCTTGGTAAAACAACCCATTCATAATCTGTGGAACTAAAGCATTAACCGCAGTAGCCACCGTGAAAAAAGGAATGCTGGCTTTTTCAGTTTGTGTGCC